GTACAAAAGTTATTTATTATAAAAACACAGTCATAGAGAGGGCAAGAAAACATGGGAGGTAGAGGAGCAAGTAGTGGTGTTAGTGACAAAGGAAAGCCCTATGGGAGTGAATACACTACGGTTTATCAAAGTGGTAATATCAAATTTGTAAAGCAAACAAATGCAAGTAATGCAAAAACTCCTATGGAAACAATGACTAAGGGAAGAATTTATGTAACGCTTGGAAAAAATAATGAACCAAAATCAATAACTCGCTATTCAAACAATGGGTTGAGAAAAAAACAAATAGATATTACTGGGAAGCCGCATATTATTAATGGTAAGAGTGTATTACCACATACTCATAAAGGTTATGTACATGATGAAAAAGGGACAAGAGATTTAACGAAAGCCGAAAGGAATTTAGTTGAAAAAGTAAAAAAGATATGGAAAAATAGAAATAGATAGTGATTCGTATACGAGTGAGTACATCCTGATATTTATAGGATAGATCATATGCGTTAGAAATGAAGTAGCTTGTGGTTGATATTCAATTCCTATATCTTTCAATGTTGTATTGTACGGGAAAGGTCCGGTTGAAATCCGGAACGCTATCTAAGCATCTTGTTAATTCAAGGTGCTTTTTTTATACATGAATAAGGAGGAAATATTATATGGGTGGAAGAGGCCAATATGTAAATCGGGGGGGGACAGTTGGTTTAACTGTTACCACAGGAGATGGAACTGTATTTGAGTATAGGCAAAAAGGGAAGAAAGTATTTTCTTTTTCTGGGGCATCATTTGCTGATAGTGGAAGTAGGGAAATTCCTAGGACCTTATCCGATATAGCTTCTAGGGCAAAATCTATGGGTTATAAAGTACAAAAGCTTACAAGCCGAGATTTAGCTAATAAAGATTCAGAACAACGTCGTCGAAAAAGACAAATAGCAAAAGAAGTAGATCAATTGTGGGTAAGAGGAGCTGGCTCACCAAGAAAAGGATGGAAAGGGCATTAAGACAGATATTTAATTTCAAAATAATGAAAGGAGGAATTCTATGGCTAAGTTGACTGAAAAGCAAAAGCTTTTTTGTGAGAAGTATTTGATAACGATGAACGCAGTGGATGCTTATTTGGAAGTTTATAAGAATTGCAAGAGCCGAGATAATGCATCAAAGCATGCATCCAGGTTATTAGCTTTACCGCATATCAGAGAATATGTGGATGAGTGTCTTGAGAAAGCGCACAGTAACAATGTGGCAGATGTTCAAGAAGTCATGGAATACCTCACAAAAGTAATGCGAAGAGAAATGAAAGAATCTGTTGTTGTCACAGTAACAAAAGAACATTCAGAGTATGTCGATACAGGGGATGGAAAACCAAGAAAAAAAACGGTCAAAGAAGAAGTTCCTCAAATCGTTGAGATTCCTGCAAAGCTTTCTGATGCAAATAAAGCTGCGGAATTACTCGGAAAAAGATATGCATTGTTCACAGATAAGGTTCAAGCGGAAATCGTAGTTCCTAAGTTCGAAGGAGAAGATGAACTTGAAGACTAAGACTATCAGGTTACCTGAAATAGTTGGAAGAGGATATAAGTCTTATTGGAACTTTAGAGGACGTTATGCTGCATGCAAAGGCTCGCGTGCTTCTAAAAAATCGAAAACAACCGCATTGCGCATCATATACAACATGATGAAATACGATCAGTCGAATACTCTTGTTGTTCGTAAGACTTATCGAACACTTAAAGATTCGTGCTTCACGGATTTAAAATGGGCAACAAGAAGATTAGAGGTTGAACACTTATGGGAATTTAAATATTCGCCTTTGGAGGCAACATATCTTCCAACTGGGCAAAAGATTCTCTTTAGAGGGCTTGATGATCCGTTAAAAATAACATCTATTACTGTAGATTATGGGTTTCTATGTTGGGTATGGCTCGAAGAAGCTTATGAAATAACGAGCGAAAAAGACTTTGATACATTGGATGAGTCGATTCGTGGTGAGTTACCGCCTTATCTTTGGAAACAGTGGATGATTACATTCAACCCATGGAATGAACACCACTGGCTTAAAAAAAGATTCTTTGATGCCAAGGATGACCCTGATATATTAGCCATCACAACCAATTATAAGTGTAATGAATGGCTAGATGAAGCCGATTTAAGATTGTTCGATAACATGAAAGAGAAAAATCCTAGGCGATATCAAGTTGCAGGATTAGGAAATTGGGGTATCGTTGATGGATTGGTTTATGAGAATTGGAAAGAAGAAGAATTTACACTAGATCAAGTCATCAACTGTGATTCTGTAAATGGTATTGACTTTGGGTATACAAATGACCCTGCTGCAGTTTTTATAGGTTTCATTGATACAGAACATAAGAAACTTTATGTTTGGGATGAGGTGTATAAAAAAGGCCTTTCCAACAAAAGGCTTTATGAAGAGATCGAAAGCTCACATTATCAAAAGAAGTCTTACACGGCAGACTGTGCAGAGCCTAAGTCGATTGATGAGCTAAGAGGGTATGGTCTTCGTGTTGAAAAGTCACAAAAGGGAAAGGATTCCATTACACATGGGATTCAATATATTCAAGATTTCGAAATCATCATTCATCCTAGATGTGTTAATTTCATAACCGAAATTGGTAACTATACATGGGATGAAGATAGATTAGGAAACAAAATAAATCGTCCAATTGATGATTTCAACCACTTAATGGATGCAATGCGTTATGCAGTTGAAAAATATGCATTTGGTCGAGTTAAATTAAGGACGTTTAAAGGAGGTATTTAATGAACGCATACATTATTAAACCAGATACGATATTTAAACTATCTGACGACAAAGACATCCTTAACATCGAAGTGTTGAATGGATTGATAACAAAACATAAATCATTAATAACAGACAGGTATAAAAAGCTATACGACGCCTATATTGGCGATTATCCGATCTTACATCAAAAAGATAAAGAAGCCTATAAACCCGATAACCGTGTGGTGGTCAACTTTGCGAAATACATTGTTGATACATTCAACGGTTTTTTTATTGGCGTTCCGATCAAAGTGTCATCTAAGAAAAAAGAAATTGATGATTATATCAACTTGCTAGATAAATACAATGATCAGGACGATAACAATGCAGAACTATCTAAGATTTGTAGTGTTTTTGGAAAAGGATATGAATTGTATTTTAATGACGATTATGGAAATCTAGGGATTACCTATTTAGATCCAAGAGAAGGTTTCATGGTTTATGATGAATCAACAGTTCAGAAGCCTAGATATTTTGTAACTTATCAGATTGTAGACGAGGTTATGCGTGGATATATCTACGACAAAACATATAAATATGAGTTCAACGATAAAGGTGGCCTTCATGTGTTTAATGGTATAGAGCATGGATTCAACGATATTCCTGCTACGGAGTTCATTGAGAATGAAGAGCGTATGTCTATTTTTGAATCAACATACAGTTTGATTAATGCCTACAACAAAGCAATGTCAGAAAAAGCAAATGATGTTGATTATTTCGCAGATGCCTATTTAAAAATCCTAGGTCCAAAATTGGAAGAGTCTGATTTAGTACACATTCGTGATAATCGAACAATTAACTTTGAATCAATGGACGGAAGTGGTGATGGAATCGTAGTTGATTTCATGTCAAAGCCAAATGCAGATGCAACACAGGAAAATCTGATTAACAGATTGGAACGTTTAATCTTCCAAAACTCAATGGTAGCCAATATTAATGATGAGAACTTTGGAACGTCATCAGGTATTGCATTGAGATATAAACTTCTTTCTATGTCAAACCTGGCAAAAGCGAAAGAGCGAAAGTTCACGTCTGGAATGAATCGTAGATATCGTGTCTTATTTAGTAATGCGATCACACATCGTTCTGAGAATGACTGGCTTGAGGTTGAATACAAGTTTACACAAAATTATCCTGCAAACTTATTAGAAGAAGCACAGACTGCTGCACAATTATCAGGAATCGTGTCTCACGAAACTCAGTTGTCGTTTATCTCGGCAGTTGAGGATACGAATGCAGAAATGGAACGTATCAAAAAGGAAGATGAGAATGATATGGTAGAAACTGAAAACCGAATCTTCCAAAATAATGAGGATTCACAAAACGATGAGCAGTAAAACATATTGGCGAGATCGTGAGCTTGAATGGAAAAAGAAACGCTTAAAAGATGAAAAGCAATATGCGGATGAGATACAAGAAATATATGCAAATATGATGGATTCGGTTGAAAAGGAAATCGAATCCTTTTTTACTCGGTATGCAAATAAAGAAAACATTACTATGGCAGAAGCTAAAAAAAGAGTTTCAAACATAGATATTGAGGTATATAAAAGAAAAGCTAAGAAGTATGTAAAGGAAAAGAACTTTTCAGATGAAGCCAATGAACAGATGCGATTGTATAACCTTGCAATGAAAGTCAACCGATTGGAGCTTTTAAAAGCAAACATTGGATTAGAACTAGTGGCAGGCCATGACGAATTGAAGTCGTATACTGGCAATAAGCTAGAAGGAGCCTATTTAGAAGAGATCAAACATAATGCTTCTATCTTAGGTGATACTGTGATTGACAATGCGAAGATGGCCAAAACAGTAGCAGATTCATCTTTTAAGAACGCAACCTTTTCAGAACGAATTTGGGTCAATCAAGACCAACTAAAAAACAGTTTATCCAGTGTTCTATCAAATGCATTGATTCAAGGTAAGAATCCTAGAGAGTTTATCCCTCAGATACGAAAGAAATTCGATGTATCAAGATGCAATGCAGAAAGATTGTTAAGAACAGAGATAGCAAGGGTCCAAACACAAGCACAGGCAGAATCTTACGAATCAAACGGAATAGATGAGTATGAATATGTAGCCTGTGGCTTAAAAGATGTGTGTCCATTGTGTAAAGAAGTGGATGGTAAAACATTCAAGCTTAAAGACATGGAAATTGGGAAAAATGCACCACCTATCCATCCAAATTGTCATTGTGCGCTCGCACCACATTCAGACCGTAAGGAGTATGAAAAGTGGCTAGATGGCCTAGCAAACGGAGAACATAGTTTAAGGTTTGACGAGTGGAAAGAACAATTTTATGCAATTAACAAAGTAAGTAGCAAACTAGGTGATAGAAAAGTATATATTACTGAGCAAGCCATAGATAAAGTTAAACAAGTCGAATTTGAAGGATTGTTAGATTCTGTTGGATTACATGAATTACATAGAGAACTTTTAAGAAAGTCAATGGGAGATAACGATAGCAATGAAGTTCTGACAATAGTTAATGTAAATGATTATAATCAGAAAGTTATTACCTTTGGCTCAGAAAGAAGCGTGATGCCAAGTAAAAACATTGAAGCACTTACTATGATGCAAAAAAGTAAATATCAATCTGTTTACTGGCTTCATAATCATGGTTTTACAAATGAGTTTTCTTATAATGATTTAGGATGTTTTTATGATGAACGAATAAAGGCGTTAACCATTGTTACAAACAAAGGAAAAATTGCAGTTATTAATAAAACAAAAAAATATAGCGTTCAAAAATTTCGTGATATAATTATAGAAGAAAGAGGAAAATACGAGAATCCCATTGACCATTCCGATGAAATAGCAAAAGCTATTTTAAGAAGACATAACGAATGTGGGATTCAGTGGATAAGGTGATGAATATGGAACCTAATAGACCATTAATTATTCCAAAGGAACTAATGAGTCCTGATGCAGAAACAAAGAAAAATTGGGATTTATTTGATGATATGCTTAAGCAAACGGAAGAATTGATTAAATCAGGAAAATTGGATTAAGTTTAATATTGAATAAGCCGATAAGTGTCGGCTTTTTTACTTATAGCGAAAGGAGATACTATTATGGCTAGTAATGATATGCAGGTATTGATGTACAAGATTTTAAAGTATTTATATGAATGTATGAAACTTGGTAAAGAAGCAAGGCTAGAAGACTTTTCATATAATTCCAAACTCTTTGATATCCCTAAAAACTATTGGTTGGAAATTATTTGCACATTAGTAACCCATGGCTACATCAAAGGATTTAAGGTATATGAGAACAAGTATAAGGATGTTAAACTTTATATAGAAAACGACCCGCCATTCAAGATTACCTATGAAGGTGTTATCTTTTTGGAAGAAAACAGTGGCATGAAAAAAGCATCTGAATTTGTAAAAGATTCTTTTAACGTCGTGCTATCTTCTTTGTTGGGTGTTATTCTATAGAAAAAATATGACATATTTATGGTCACTCAAACGAGTGGCCTTTTATTATGCAAGGGAGTGATATTATGTGATAAAAATTAAGATTAAACAGACAGAAAGTGATTGCCTGATTGAAGTACATGGCCATGCTCGTTACGCTCCGATAGGAAAAGATATCGTCTGCAGCGCTATCTCAGTACTATTTTTGACATTGGCCAATTCAATCGACGAAACATCCGATGCACTTTGCAGATATTACGAACCTGATAAAGATAGCAAGACGTTGTATATCTCAGGACTAGATCTTGCTGGAGAATTAGCAATTAATTTCTTCAGAATAGGCTGCAAAGGCACAGAAGAAGCATATCCTGAATGTGTGGAACTGAGAGATGTGTAATCACAAATATTTGGAGCGTGTCGAAAAAAGTTTATTTTGACAAGTGGCTAGAGTGCATCGTTGAAGTACGTAATCAACGGTGCATTTTTTGTGGAAAAGCCAAGACTTACAAAGCCTACATATCCACATTACCAAACAAGACCAAGCATTCACGTCGTTAAACTGTATGGGTTATAGGCCAAGCATTTAAGCCTTAAAAAGATATGGGAAATGACAAGCAAAGTCAGAAAAATAGGAGGAAATATAAATATGAAAAAATTCAATGACAGACTACCTTTTTGCTTACAACTTTTTGCGGATGAAAATTCAAGTGAAAATGAGAGTACAGGAACAGAAAACACTCAATCAAATCAGACTCAATCAACTGAAGGGCAAGACAACCAAGAAAAAGACAAATCATCTGAAAAGAAATATTCAGATAAAGATTTGGATGCGATTCTTGATAAAAGATTTGCACGTTGGAAAGCAGATCAAGAAAAAGAAAAAGCAGAAGCTAAGCGCTTAGCCGACATGAATGCTCAAGAACGAGCAGAAGCAGAACGTGACAAGGTACAAAAAGAGTTGGATGAATTGAAAGCAAAAAATGCGATTGCAGAAATGACAAATGAAGCACGCAAAATGTGCACAGAGCACAATATTAACGTTGGTGATGACCTTTTATCTGTTCTAGTTAATCAAGATGCAGATAAAACAAAGAAAGCGGTTGATGCATTTGTTAAGATGTTTGAATCTGAAGTAGAAAAAGCAGTTAAAGAAAAACTGAAAGGCAACGGTCCTAAACGTGGAGGTTCAAACAAGGGGGTAACTCGTGAATCAATCTTGAATATCACTGATCCAATGGAAAGACAACGCATGATCGCGGAAAATATGGATTTATTCCAGTAGATAGAAAGAGGTTAATTACATATGAAAAAAATTTATAAAGGCATGAACTTGCAAATGTTTGCAGCACCTACAGGATTAACAGGTGTAGACAATATCCAGGTTAGAGCGCACGAAATTGATTTCGTTACTAGTTTTGGAAAGAACATCCAAGCTTTATTGGATATCTTAGGAATCATTCGTCCAATTCGTAAGGCAAATGGTTCAGTTTTAAAAACAAAGAAAGTAACAGGAACATTACAGGATGGAAAGGTAGCAGAAGGTGAATCTATTCCATTAAGCGAATACAAAGTTGAAGAAGAAGTATTCGATACAATTCGAATCGAGAAATTCCGTAAAGCCGTATCTATTGAAGCAATTGCAGAGAAAGGATTTGAAGCTGCAGTATCTGATACAGATGAACAATTCCGTATTGATTTACAAGATAATATCACTGATCGCTTATACAAACAGTTGAACTTAGGTAGCTTAGTAGGGCATGAAGCAACTTGGCAAATGGCAATTGCAATGGCAATCGGAAATGTTAAGCACAAATTCCAACAAATGAAACGAAACACTACTGGTATTGTTGTATTCGTAAATACTTTGGATGCTTATCGCTATTTAGGAGAAGCCAATGTATCTATGCAGACCGCTTTCGGTTTGACTTACATTAAAAACTTCTTAGGAGCTGATATTGTATTCTTAACAGATCGAGTAGCTGAAAAAACAGTAGTAGCCACTCCAATGAACAACATCATCGCATATTATGTAGATCCAAGTGATTCTGAATTTGTAAAAGCAGGACTTTCATATACTACAGATAGCACTACTGGCTTCTTAGGATTCCATGTAGAAGGTAACTATGATCGTGCTATTTCTGATATGTTCGCTATTATGGGATTACGTTTAATGTGTGAATATCAAGATGCAATTGCACACTTTGCAGTAGGTGGTGCCGATACTCAAACATTACGTGATTTAACATTGACTGCTTCTCAAGGTGAAGAAACAGGAACTACAAAAGTAGCGGTTGCAGAACAGCTACAATCTATGAATAACAAATTCAAATATAAGGTAGGAGCTTCTGAAGACACTGTTGCTTATGGTGCAGATGTAAAATCTTGGAAGAATTTCGAAGAAGGAGCAGATATCAAAGCAGCAGAATCAAATCATTGTACTGTAGTAGAATGCGACCAAAACTATAAAGCAGTATCAAAAGGCGATGTAGTTGTTGATTTAAAGGCATAGGTGATTGAATATGTCGACAACAACCGTATTAAATGATGTAAAACTGCTTCTTGGTTTGCAAACTGATGATGAAAAGCTAGATACCATTGTAAGACTTACGGAAAGTCGACTCAAAGCGCTTCTAAGCGTCCAAATCATACCTGACGAACTAGAATATATCATTACTGAAGTGTCCATCAAACGCTTTAATAGGATTGGTTCTGAGGGTGTTCAAACACATTCAGTTGAAGGGGAGTCAATGTCATTTAATGATGATGACTTCTCTTCTTTCTCTTCTGAGATTCAATCCTGGAGAGATGAGCAAGCCAATCAAAATAAAGGAAAGGTTCGGTTCTTATGAGGTACGATAAACCTATTTACTTTCAAAGGTTTGTGCAAGGTTCTTATAATGAGAACACAGGCAACTATGAAGATGGTTCACCTGTAGAAGAAATGGTAATGGCTTCCGTAATGGATACAAAAACACAAACTATGATGCAGATATACGGACAAATCAGACAAGGTAGCCTTACTTGTCATATACAGAACATCTATCAAAAGCCTTTTGATCACATTCGAATCGGTACAAAAAAATACAAAGTTGATTATTCAAGAAGACTCCGTACAAAGGAGTCTTTTATTCTGTCTGAGGTGCAATAGATGGCAAAAGTTGAAATAAGAGGATTAGACAAACTGCAGAAGAAGCTAAAAAAGAATTGTTCTTTGGAAGATGTGAAAACAGTGGTCAAACAAAACGGTATAGAATTGCAAAGTAAAACTGTTAGCAATGCAGTGTTTACAAAAGGGTATTCAACAGGAGCAACCAAAAGAAGTATCAGAGGTGAAACACGTGATGGTGGATTCACATATGCAGAAGGGCCAACAACACATTATGCACCTTATGTTGAATTTGGAACACGTTTTATGGATGCACAACCATTTGTTAGGCCTGCGTTCAAACAACAAGTGCCAATGTTCAAGTCAGATATGAAAAAGCTAGTTAAGTAGGTGATGATATGGATTCTCAGCAGGAATTATTTAGTACATTACTAGTGCAATTAAAAAAAGAGTTAAAGAGCAAAGGAGTAAGCGTTTATGATACGTTCCTTCCTAGTGAAGGCACACCATATCCGTATGTTTATATCGGTAGCAGTCAACTTGTTGATGATTATGGAAATAAAACAATGATTCTAGGCACTATCACGCAAGTTGTGGATGTATGGCACAACAATCCTAGAAAGCGTGGAGAATTATCGGAAATTATGCAAACCATTAAGGAAGTGGCTAGACAAATTAACCACACAAACAACTTTGCTTTTATGATCCAAAATATCAACCAACGGATATTATCGGATTCTAGTACAGGAGCACCATTGATGCATGGTGTTCTTGAGTTGGATTTCAAGATTACAGGAGGAAGAAAATAATGAAATTTGATTTACAAATGTTCGCAGATAAAGTAATTGAAGCGGTAAATGGTAAGCAGCTTATTTATCTTTTCAGAGTTGCAAAAGATTCAAAGAAAGAAAATGCTAGTGCAATTGCTTTCCCAACAGAAAACGAACGAAACGTTACAAAAGATGCAGATACAACTGCTACAAAAGATGGAACTATTCGTACACCATCAGTGGCAGAAATTGAAATCACATCGACATCTATTATGCCAAAAGGTGATGCAATCATTGATAAATTAGAAAAGGCTATGTTGGCAGATGAATTAGTCGAATGTTGGGAAGTAAACCTAGCGGAAGAAGGAACTGAAACAAATGTGGGTAAGTTTAAAGCCAAATACTACCAAGGATATTTAACAGAATGCTCGATTTCATCTGAAGCAGAAGGCTCTGTGGAAGTTGATTTAACGTTTGGAGCAAATGGAAATGGTGCAGATGGATATGCATCAGTAACTAAAGAACAACAGGAAATTGCATCTTACGTTTACAAAGATGTAACTAAAGAAACAGAAAGCGTATAGAACATAGTGGGGCAGAAATTGCCCCTTTTATATTTGTGTTTAGAAAGTGAGGACTTTGAATGAGTAAATACATGGAAATTGAAGTGAATGGAGAAATTTATAAATTAGTAGCAGGATTCGGTTTTTTGCATGAAGTAAATAAAAAGTTAGCCGTGGATGTAAAAAGCGCAGGAACAAAAAAAGAAATTGGATTGAAATACATGGTTGCAAGCATCATTGATGGTGATATTGATGCATTAGTAGATTGCATTTTCTACATGAATAGTGGCCAGACTCCTAGACTAAAAAAGCAACAGATTGAAAGCTATCTAGAAGATGTTGAAGACATTGATAAAGTTTTTGAGGATGTAATCAATTTTTTATCTCATGCGAATGTATGCAGAAAAGAAGTGATGCAACTAATGAGCGTACAGGAAGCGGAGACAAAGAAGTAGAAGAAACATTCAATGAATTTTATGAACGTGTTGTAATGACTTGTTTTAGATACCTAGACTTCAAAAGTTTGGACCAGGTAAATAATATTACACCTTACGAATATCGGCTTTTAATGAAGTCTAAAGAACTTCGAATCGTGGATAAACAGTACGAAATACACTTGCAAGCTTATTTAAATATGTCAGCGCAAGCAAGAAGGCGAGCAGGTAAAAAGATGAAACCTGTTTATACGAAATTCGATAAATTCTTTGATTATCAAAAGCAGTTGGACAGAGTTATGGGTATTAAGAAGAAAAGCAAGTTTGATGGTTTAGCACAGTTCATAAAAGAACAAAAGAAGGAGGGATAACAATGGCAGAAAGTTTTAGCGTTGAGGCTATATTGTCGGCAACCGATAAAAACATGACCTCAACAATGAAAAAAGCTTTAGGAGCGTGTGAATCATTTGGCGATAGAGTTAAATCTATTGTGGCTGGCGTTGGCGTAACAAAGGTTATTGGCGCAACAATGAACGTTCTAAGCTCATCTTTTGATGGTGCTATAAACAGATTTGATACCATGCAATCCTATCCAAAAGTAATGAAGTCTTTGGGGTTCGAAGTTGAGCAATCTCAAAAGAGTGTTGCAAAGTTAAATCAATCAGTTCAAGGCCTACCTACATCATTAGCAGATGTAGTTACAACATCAAAATCGTTAGCTGCAGTTACAGGTAATATTGACAAGGCAACGGATACTACAATCGCATTGAACCATGCGTTTTTAGCAAGTGGATCTAGTTCTGAAGATGCATCACGTGGATTACAACAGTATTCACAGATGCTTGCTAAAGGTACAGTAGATATGCAGTCATGGAGAACATTACAGGAAACAATGGCACCTGCATTGACAAAGGTTGCTAAAAAATTAGGTATTGCGAGTGGTAATGCAAATGAATTGTATGATGCCTTACAGAATGGAACGATTACATTTGATCAGTTTAATGATGCAATGATTGAATGTGATACTGAAACAGGTGGATTTGCAGACACTGCATTAGAAGCTTCTAAAGGTATCAAAACATCCATGACCAACATCAAAAGCGCAGTGCAGAACCTTGAACAAGGATTCATGTCTGCAATGAATAATATGATGAAATCAAAAGCTATGGGAGGATTGGTTGATAATCTAGAAAAGATTAAATCTAAAATCTACGATTTCAGAAATTCAATCATGGAAACTAAGGACGATGGTTTGACATGGGATTTTAAACCAGGAGTCATGAAGAATGTATCAAAAGCTATGGATTGGTTAGCAGACAGAGCGAACAATGCAAAAGCTATGGTCCAACAATTCTATGACGGATTCATGAAGACAGATGCCGTACAGAATGCAATCAAAATGTTTGACAAAATCAAAGACGCAATTGGTAATTTGATGGATAAGCTACAAGACAGTAAAGTCTTTGAACAGTTAGGACAAGATATTGGAAATATCATTGCAAAAGTAGAAGATGTAACTGGCAAAATTGCAGACTTTGTAGCAAATCTTAAAACAGAAGATATTAAGAAATTTGCGAGTGCAGTTAAATTGTTAGCCGGCGCATTTGTTGGAGTAAAAGTTGGTAGCAAATTAACTAGCACAATCAAGGGAGTTGTTGACTCTGCACAGAGTGGCTATTCAAAGCTAAAATCAATCATGGATAAAATCAAAGGTATTGGAGGTACAGAAGGTGCTCCAACATCTAGCCCATCTTCAAGCGGTGTATCTGATATTGGAAATGCAAGTATACAAACTGCACAAAAAACATCTAAAGCAGCTCAGATTATTAATTCAGCATTTGAAGGAATTTCAAATGTTATTTCTTCTGTGTGTGAAGGAGCAAAAGGAATTATTACCAGTCTAGGAGATGCAGTTAGTAATGTATTCGAAGGACTTGGAAATGGAATCAAATCCGCGTTAGAAGGAGTCGGTACTGTTATTGAATCATTTGGTACTGCAATCAGTACAGTAGCGCAAGGGATCGGCCAGGGTTTAGCAACTGCATTTACAGGTTTAGGAACTGCGATTGCAATGGTACCACCTACTACATGGTTAGCGTTGGCAGCGGCTATTCTTGCCACTGGTGCTGCTATGGCATTAGTCGGTTCACAAGGTGAAGGCTTGCAAATGGTTCTCGAAGGTGTTGCAGATGTTGTCTCTGCATGTGGCCCAGTCATCAAAGATGTATTTGAAGGTATCAGCGATGTAATTACATCTTTTGGTGAAACAGTAAGTGGAATCTTAAACTCAGTATCAGGAGTGATTAAATCTGTTGGACAGTCTGCATTAAATGCAGGTAAAGGTTTCAAGCAACTAGCAAATGGAATCAAGATTATTACGAGCCTTAACTTAATTGATATGGGAGCCAGTCTAGGAGCGGTAGCAGTAGGAATTGGAGCTATTGCAACTGCATCAAGTGGAATGGGCGATACTGGTGCTCAAATGATGGCATTAGCAACCGCATTAACAATGATCGTATCAACTCAAGCAGGTATTGAATCATTATCGGCAACAATTCCATCATTATCAGATGCTTTAAGCTCATTAAGCGGAGTTTCAGAACCATTAACAGTTGCAAGTGGAGCTATGACTGCATTTGCAGGAGCTATTGCACCAGTTGCAAGTTCTGTAATGGCTACTGCAGCAAGTATTGCGGTGTTAGTTACAGTAGCTTCAACAATTAGCAGTGCATTTACAAGTGCATCTAGTGCATCAGTAACTTCTATCAATGCAATTGTTACTGCAATGACAAATGCAGAAGCAAAAGCAACAACTAGTGGTACTGTAATGGGAACTAAATTCACTAAAGGCTTATCAAGCGGTCTTAAAACAGGTGTATCCGTTGCAAAAAGTTCATGCCAATCAATTCTATCTGCATTCAATTCATGCCAATCACGAGCATATTACTGTGGTCAGATGATTGGACAAGGTTTAGCAAATGGATTAAGAGCTAGTGAAGGTTCTGTTAGAGCAGCGGCCGCTAGTTTAGCATCTGCAGCTGATGCGGCAATTCAAGCAAAAGCTAAAATCGGTTCCCCATCTAAGGTTACTAGAAAAGATGGTATGTGGATTGGTAAAGGCTTAGTTATAGGCCTTGAATCAATGTATTCTGACGTAAAAAGAGCTTCAGAGGATTTATTATATCTTCCAATGGTAGATGCTCCTAAAATGGCTTTTGGAGGGGTCGTAAGCGACATGAATCCTGAGTACGAATACACAAACAATGCTCAATTAACGATTGAAACACCACTTTATATCAATGATCGTGAATTTGCACGTGCAACATATAGAGCGAATCAGAATGAGTTTGATAGACACTCTAAATTCAACGAAAGATTGCGAGGTAACAAGTAATGTATGCATTTGTAGATACAGTGAACAGTGGCATTGTCGGTACTAACCTACCGACAGAAGCCATGTCATATAATGGCGTATATTTAGAAAATGAAATTGATGGTTATCGAACACTTTCTGTAACAGGTCGTGAGTTAATGGAATCAGAAGTTACGGATCAAGAAATTGATGGAATGGATGGTTCTTATTACAGATATAAAACCACACCTGCAAGAACGATTACTGTTAAATATCAATTGAGAGCTGGAGGAAGTAGAGAATTTCGTGATGCTTTCAATAAAATGAATAAATTGTTGAGTGGTGAGCAAGTAAAAGTCATTTTTAACGATGAAAGCGATAAGTATTTCATTGGAACAAAGACTTCAAATACACAGGTTGATGGCGGAAGCAACAACGTTATAGGTGAAATCGAAATCTATTGCTCAGATCCATGCAAATATTCAACTACAGAAAAAGAATTTACTGCTATTGATGATGTTTTGAATATTGTAAATGAAGGTACAGTGCCTGTAAGTATTGATTACGATATTACTGCTACATCTGAAACAGGATATATTGGTTTGGTATCTGAAGAAGGAATTATGCAGTATGGCAAAATTGAAGAATTAGATGGCGAAACATACAAACAAAGTGAATGGTTAGCATCTATTGATGATTTTTATAAATGTTCAGATGATGTTGGCGGTACTGATGTAATGCATCCAAGTTATGGAACAAATGGAACGCTAGCCGAACACACTTGGTTTGATAAAAAGTTTATTGGATTAGGTTCTGCTGGAACTAAAAAAGGAAATGCAAATGGAGGTTTAAGAACATTTGTGTTACCTGCAGATTCAAGTGGAGATAAGAGTGGCGCTCAGAACTTCTATTGTTGGTTTCATTTATGCTTCTATGCAGGCTTAATGGGGCAAACTGGTGAGATGTGTATTAACTTCTTGACCGAAGATGACAAATTGATTTGTGGTTGTAACTGGTATAAGACTGATGCAATTGGTAATACAGGTCATTATGAAATATGGGCAAATGGTAAAATATTGAAAAATTGGGAGTTTACAACATCTCATTTGCAAGCTCAAAACCCTTTTTACTATAAATGGGGTAGTTGCGACGTGTTGAAAGAGGGCGCAAATATTCGCTTTTTCTACTGGGCAGGATATTACAATTATTACATTCCAGAAATCGAAAATATGAAGTGTGCAAAGATTCAAATCGCGGTCAAGCAATGGGATGAAAGAGGTGGTAATAAGTTCATGAGTATGATAGGTTTTGATACCATTGATTTTGAAAAAATGAATGTTGAAAAATGGAAAGATATCCCTAATAGATACCCTACTGGAACAAATATCACAATTGATGGCAAATCATCTCATGTTTATGTAAATGGAATGGCTAGACCAGAAGACGAAGTGATAGGTACTCAGTATTTTAAAGCGCCTGTTGGAACTACAGAAGTTAAATGCACGTGTTCAGAATGGACGAAATCTCAACCAATCGTAAAAGCTAAAATAAGGGAGGCATGGTTGTAATGGAACAAATTAGAATAGCGGTATTAAGTCCTTATAATAAGGTATTAACCTTCCTTGATAATACGGTGCCTAGTGCTATGCATTACTTTGATGAAATTTTGCATACGTATTTAAAAGGTTCGGCATATACATTTGAATTTACAACAATGACTGCACATGATGATGCAGTCTTTTTAGTTGAAGGAAACAAGCTAAGTTTTAAACGCAAAGACAAAGACTATCATTTAACGATTATGAGCGTTGAAAAAGGTGGTGATACTACAAGTGTTACCGCCTATGGTCTTTGCCTTGAATTAACAAACGAGTATGTAGGCGAATATAAAGCTACTAGACCAATGGAAATCATTGAATATATCCACTCATTTGGATTTGAGCAAGCTTTTGTTGTCGGTAAGAATGAAGTGAGAAACAAACATCTTACGCACGAATGGACAGGTACAGATACAGTACTTGCAAGATTGTATTCAATCGCAAATGTATTCGATGCAGAATTAGAATTTGTTACAGAATTAAATGATGATTATTCGTTGAAGAATGTTGTACTGAATATTTATCGTGCTCATTCTGATTCTGTTCAAGGTATGGGACACGACAAACGCAATACGATCTTGAGATACCCTAGCAACATTTACGGAATCACGAAAACAAGTGATATTACTGAGCTATATACTGCAATTCGTCCAACAGGAACAAATGGTTTGCAGCTTAACTCAATCAGTGGTCGTGTTATTAGAGATGCGAATGGAAATGTTTTGTATAAAGTTCAAGGTAACAATATACTTGCACCTCAATCTAGAGACAGATTCCCTTCAACATTGCTTACGAATCATTCAAATGATATGTATGCAGTGCAAATTTGGTCTTATGAAACTGAAAATGTTGAAACCTTATATGGTCAAGCTTTAGCAGAATTGAAAAAGAATTGTGTTCCAAAAGTTACGTATGATGTAGATGCGTATATTGATGCAGACATTGGTGATACATTCACGATTGAAGATGCAGAGTATAGTCCTACACTATATCTTGAAGCACGAATCACAGAACAAGAAATTTGTTTTACTGATTCAGAACGATGCAAGACTATTTTTGATAACTTTGAAGAAAAGCAATCACAGATTAGTTCGGCTTTGATCAGTGAAATGAACAAGATGATTGAATTGAAAAAGGTTTATGAAGGTTCAATCGTATCTTCAAATGGAGTTCTGTTTAAGAATGATTCAGATAGCACTAAATTGACCGCATTGGTCAAAGATGATGGAGTTGATATTACATCTAAGTATTCAATCACATGGTTCAAAGATGATGTACAAATATCAACAAATCAAACCATTACAATCAGTGCATCAGACCTATCAGAAAAGGCCGTATACCGATTTAAAGCGATGAGTGGTGAAATACTTAAAGCAAGTGCAGAAGTCACTGTAATGCGTTTACAAGACGGTCAGAATGGAACTAGTGCTTATGTACATATTGCCTATGCCAATAGTTCAGATGGTCGTGTTGATTTTAGTTTAACAGACTCAAATCGTAAATTTATTGGTCAGTATTCTGACTCAAAACAGTATGGTTCTGATGATCCAACAAAATACAGATGGTCAACAATCAAAGGTGAAGATGGTCAGTCGTTTGTAAGTGCCGAGGAACAGTTCTATTATTCGACTTCTCAAACCGAATTAATCGGTGGTGAGTGGTTCGTTGGTAATGTGGTTTATCAGTCAGATAAATTCCTTTGGAAAAGATGGAAGTGTACGTATGCCAATCCAAGTGAAATCAAGTATACAAAAGCTATTTTTGATAACACATGGAATGAAATTGATGCGAAAATCGGTGAGATTCATACTCAAGTGTCAGAAGCAAACACTCAATCGAAAGAAGCAGTTGATAAGGCAACGCAAGCTCAAACGACTGCAAGTAAAGCGAATGAATTGGCTAACGCTGCTAACACTCAATCGAGTGAAGCTAAGCAACTAGCACAAGATGCGAATACAAGCACTGGCAAAGCTCAGAAACAGATTGATGCAATTAAAGGTGATATTACTGATTCAAAGAAACAAATTCAAAGTGCGGTTGACCAAGCAAATGCAAATGCTAAAGAAATCAATTCAGTAAAAGAAACGTATGCTACAAAAGTTGATTTAACTACTGAATCAAAAACAATTCATGCAGATGTTACAACTGAAATTGAAAAGAAAGTCGGTGAATTGTCGACTACTGTATCAGAAACTTATGCTTCTAAGAGTGATTTAACAACGCTTGAAGGAAGTGTTAACACTCAATTCAAACAAACTGCAGATACAATATCAACTCATGCTAGTTCTATTGAAAAATTGCAATCAGATACAACTCAAGTTCAGAAAGATATTACTGATGCGACTAAAAAAGCGTCAGATGCTCAAACTCAAGCTAGTACTGCATTAAGTAACGCTCAGAGTGCTCAAACTCTAGCAGATGAAGCGAAGAAAAAAGCAGACAGTGCTCAATTAAATTTAGATAGTGCTAACAAAGAGTTAGCGGATGCAAAAGCAAATTTAGAGACAGTTACAGGTAGAGTTGATGCCACAGAAGGCGAAATCACAAAAGCCCAAACTCGATTAACCAATGCAGAGTCTGCAGTCAAGAAAGCTCAAACTGATGCATCTACTGCTCAAAGTAATGCACAGACTGCAATCGACAATGCTAAGGCTGCACAAACAACTGCAGATACTGCTAAAGCCAATGCAGAGCAAGCTCAGAAAGATTTGAACGCTTTAACAAATCGTGTTACAAAAACTGAAACTGCAATTAAACAAAATTCAGAAAAAATAACAATACAAGCCGAGTCTGTAACAGAGATTAAAGGAATTGCGAGCAGTGCAAATAGCAATGCATCAAGTGCATTAAATAAAGCCAATAGTTTAACCGATAGAGCCAATAAAGGTGAGTTTGATGGACGTGGTGTTAAAAGTACATCCGTTGAATACCAAGCTTCTACTTCTGGAACTACTGTACCTACTGGTACATGGTCTCCTACAATTCCATCTGTTGCTGCTGGTTCATATTTATGGACTAAAACTACAACTAACTATACTAGCGGAAATCCTACAATTGGATATTCTGTAGCTCGTATGGGTCCAACTGGTGCTAAAGGAGATAAAGGAGCCACAGGTGCTCAAGGACCACAAGGTGTTAAAGGAGATACTGGTCCTCAAGGTCCTCAAGGATTGAAAGGTGATAAAGGGGCTACTGGTGATAGAGGACCTCAAGGTATTCAAGGACCACAAGGTGTACAAGGAGTAAAAGGTGTAGATGGTAAAACATATTACACTTGGATTAAGTATGCTGATTCTCCTACAAGTGGTATGTCTGATAGCCCTACAGGTAAGTTATATTTAGGAGTTGCTTATAACAAATCTACTGCAACCGAGAGTACGAATTATTCTGATTATTCATGGTCATTAATTAAAGGTGACAAAGGTGATAGAGGAGCTACTGGAGCAACAGGACCACAAGGAGTTAAAGGTGACAAAGGCGCTACTGGTGATAAGGGTGCCACAGGTGCTCAAGGTCCAACTGGCGCGACAGGTAATGGTATCAAATCTATCACTTACACATATGCTCGAACTACATCCCAGACTGCTCCTGCTGCTTCAGCAATTACTTCAACTACTATGCCTACGTTAGATGCTACTAATAAGTATTTATGGCAGAAAGAAGTGATTACATATACAAATAATCAACAACAAACAACAGTTTTATTACTTGCTGTATATGGTGATAGAGGCGCAACAGGTGCTAAGGGAGACAAAGGCGCTACTGGTGATAAGGGTGCCACAGGTGCTCAAGGGCCGACTGGTCCTACTGGTGCGACTGGTACTGGTGTAGCTAGTATGACTCAACAATATTACATGAGCGATTCAAAAACTACTCAAACTGGCGGCTCATGGGTTGAATCAATGCCAACGTGGTCATATGGTAAATATTTATGGACTAGATATAAAGTTACTTATAAGAATCCTGCTTCAACGACTTATACAGCACCGATTTGTGATAGTTCATGGGAAGCAGTAAATGAAGAAACTGTTAATCGTCAATCTGCAATTGAGACTAAGGCGAATGAAATCACTTCAAAGGTTAGTGAAACTTACGTATCAAATTCTGCATTTGAGCATTATCAAAAGGATATGTCAACTCAGTTTACTCAAACAAAGAAGGACTTTACGTGGTCAATCAATCAATCGGTAACTGATGCTAAGAATGAGATGAGCGGTCAAATCGACAGTGTAAATGGTCGTGTTGATGGTTTGAAGAAAACTACAGACAACGTAAACAATTACATGAGCTTTGACAACGATGGATTAACTCTAGGTAAATCAGACAGTGCATTTAAAACTAAGATTACAAATCAAGAATGGTCGATTCAAAAGAATGGTGCGAAAGTTACTTATATAAACGATCAAACAATGTACATTACAGATGGACAATTTACGCAATCTTTAAAAATTGGTAACTTTGGATTTGTTCCAAGAGCAAATGGCTCTCTTGATTTTAAAAAGATAAGGTAGGTGAATTGAATGGCACAATTTAGTGGAAGTATAGGAATAAGCACAGGGCAGACAGAGAAGTATTCGTTATTATTGGATGTTTCTGAAAAGTCTTACTCAATTGAAAATAACACATCTCAAATTGAGTGGTGGGTTGGTATTCGTTCAAATACTGCATATCATAATCACTATGGGTTGTCAGAAACGTATGTAGTTAATATCAATGGCACTGTAGTACACAATGCAGTTCATACACCTACAGTCAATAGTGGTGCTACTGTATGGGTAGCAAGTGGAACAACTACTGTATCACACAATGCAGATGGTTCTAAATCTATATTAGTCAGTGCATCATTTAACAATGAAGATAGAGGAACATATTTACCAACAACAGGCTCATGCAGTGGTAGTTTAAAGTTAACGACAATACCACGTGCAACTACTCCATCAATTGATAAACCTAGTTTAGATTGTGGTAGTGCAATCAAGATTAGTGGTACAAGCGCATCAAGCAACTTTTCACATAAAGTTTATGTAACTTGGAATGGAACAAAAACACAAATAGGAACAATAGCTAGTGGTACAACAACCCCTAGCTTTTCTTATACCATTCCGACAGATTGGGAAAAGAATATTCCTGATTCAACAAGTGGTATTGCTACATTTACATTAGAAACAATAAGTGGTTCAACATCAGTTGGTTCTAAAACAGTAAACGCGACAATTCAAGTAAGAAGTGGTGTCGTTCCTAGTATCGGAACTGTATCAATATCTGATACAAATTCAATTTGCGCAGGAATAGGTCAATATGTTCAGAGTCAATCAAAGTTAAAATTCACGATTGCTACAAGTGGTAATCAAGGCTCAACGATCACATCAGTATCGACTAAATTCAATGACCAAACATATAGCGGTAGCACGTTCACAACTCAAGCGATTCAAAACAGTGGTACGTTATCATACACAATCACAGTTACAGATTCACGTGGTCGTACTGCTACTAAGAGTGGTTCAATAAATGTAGTTGCATACAATCCACCTAGTCTTACAAATGTAAGTGCAAAGCGTGCTAACTCAGGCTATGCAGTAGATGAATCAAGTGGAACGTATGCGTTATTACATTTCAAAGTTGATTTTACAAGTTTATCGAATAAGAATGTAACATCATTCTATATTCAGTATCGAGCAAGCGGTGCTAGTTCATGGACTAAGATTAATTCATGGGCTAACAATTACACATTGAATCAAGATTACAAAGCAGGTAATTTGTTTACATCTACAACTACAACGTATGAAATTGCGTTCGGTGTTAAAGATAAATTCATGAGTGATTATTCATGGCAAATCGTTACAGTTACACCAACTTATGCATTGATTAATTTTGGTAAAGATGGAAAATCGCTTACTTTCTTCGGTCAAGATGGTAACAGTGCGAATACTTTAACGATCAATGGAAATCTAGCGATTAATTCAGTTAAAGAAAATACATCTTCAACTAAGCTATTAGTTAACGATGGTAACACTGTTATGTATCGTGATTGGAATAAATTAGTTAATTCAATCAAGAGTGCAATGTATCCAGTAGGTTCAGTTTATATCACTTACAACAATGTCAATCCAGGCACTTTTTTAGGCGGCACATGGGAAAGATTCGGGCAAGGTCGAACGCTAGTCGGTGAAGGCACCGGGAATGATGGTAGTACAAGTATGTCCTTTACGCCTAATTCAAGTGATGGAAAATACAAGAATACTCACTATCATGTCACTTCATTCGGTTGGGATATGAATGCCTTTTATGCAGGTAAACCAGATGGAGCGAAGAATGGTGATTATAATAGAACATCAGTAATTTCAAACGGATATATAGTCAGTGCTAATTCTTCTGCAACTTCACAAAGCCGACTGAATTGGACGGATGATCGTACTATTAGCAACGTACAACCGTATATAGTTGTTTTCTTTTGGCGAAGGACGGCTTAATTTATGCAGTCCTTTTCCAGAAGTATACTGTAATGTATGGTTGAACATTGTTATGAGATGTATCATTACCTTTAAGGCCACTGCTCGGACCGAATAACTTTGTATCAGATGTATACTGCTTCCAACTGTTTGGTAATGCAATAGTCCATTTAGGAGCATTTACTTGTGGGTTAGACGTACTGTTTTGAATATATACTGCGTGCTTGTGGCTAGGCATCTCATCAATAGTCAATTTATGTTTATATTCACCGCCAGTGCTATTGGCAGTAAAAGACATACCTTAACTATTTAATTCTGTGCCAAAAATAGACAGTGATATAAGGTTGCAATAATGGTATCTTTGCTTTTTTCATTTTGCCATCATGGTCGTGAACACCCATTTGATTACCATTACTGTTAAGCAAAGCACCATAATATATATATCCTATCTCGTCACGTAGCAAAGAATGAATGTACTCTCCGCCTGTGTCATTGGTTTGAGTGTTTATATCAGACCATTTAAGAGCGCACAGTTCACCTATGCGTATTCCTGTATGGATGCATAAAAGGATTCCAAAGTTTTTACAATTAATCTCAGATTGGAGGTGATTAATCAATGTTATTTGATTTTCTTTTTCAAAAATCTATACCGCCTTAGAAGGATGGTATGGTAGTTGAATATCGACTTTGAATGGAAGTGTAAATTTTAAAACCTGAATAATGTCTTTGGCATATTTGAATGATATACCACCTTTTCCGTCTTTACGGCCATTTTCAAGTTTTTGAAGAATAAACTCCTGCAGAATATCGTTGTTTAACTCCTCAATCTGATAATTGCCTAGTTTTGGTAAAATGTGATTGTGGATCACATTACAATAATTTGTGTAAGTGCTGTATTTTAGATAGATTTTCTTTTCCTTTAACCAGGATGTTAATTTGTCAGAATATAGCATTTTTGTTTTACCTCGCTTTTTTTATATTAATAGGAGGATTTTATATGGTTAAAACACATGAAATCAATTTAAATACTAAATTATGGAACTTTTTCCAGGAACACGATTTTATTATTCTTGATTTGACTGACAAGCAAATCAATGAACAAGATTATGTGTTATTTAAACAAGTATCGTTAGACGAAGGAAAAGAAACGGATACAGGTTTATTTAGAATGACACAAATTAGAAGTATCACAACTAACGATGGATTCAAAGAAGGCTATGTGATGCTAAACGTAACTAAATTATAGGAGGAATAAAAGATGATTGATTTTGCAGAATTAAGTAAATATTTTGTTTTAGTGGTTGTAGTGGCTTGTTTGATTGTTGGTTATATTTTGAAAACATCTTTTGAAAGCTTTCCAAACAAGTACATTCCTACAGTACTTGCATTCGTTGGATTAGTGCTAAACCTAGCAGTGAGTGGTTTAACAATTGAAAATGCGGTTTATGGTGCATTGATGGGATTAGCTAGCACAGGTATGCACCAAGCTTTCACAAGATTTGTTGAAGGCAATTTAGAAGAAAAATAAAGTAGGTGGCTTGCGATATGAACTTTGTAATTACAAGCCAACAGATTGTATGGATTTGTGGATTCATTGCATCCATTTGGGGTGTTGTGAAGATTATCAAAGAATTAAAAAAGCCAAGTGATGATTTAAAAGCTAAAGTTCAAAGGCATGATGAATTATTGCACAAGGATAATGAGCGCTTGAACTCGTTGGAAAAGATAACGCTAAATCAAGAGGGAATCAATCGCAAATTAGAGGAGCATACTCGCATTCTGTCTGACCACGATGAACGGTTAGAAGAGGATAAAAAAAGAGGCGACTTGATGTTAAAAGCGAACATGGCCATCCTCGATGGAATGTTATCGGAAGATGATCAAGAAAGCCTAAAGGCTACACGAAAGGAAATTCAGGATTTTTTAGTCGAGAAGAATTAGGAGGACAGAATCATGGAAGAAAAAGAAGTAAAATTTGAAGAATTATCAGAAGAAGCTCAATCAGAGCTATCAAACGGAAAAGAAGAAGGTGAAGATGAATGTCATACTCAAGCTTAACAAATAAATATATTCCTGCTAGTGCAGACAACTATATGCGCGGTAGAGGAGGTTACAAAGTATGTAAGATTACACCTCATCACATGGCTTGTCAGTGGAGCGCTGAAAGATGTGCTCAATCATTCCAAGTAAGTGGAAGAATGGCTAGTGCAAACTATTGCATCGGCTCAGATGGTACGATCGTTGCTAATGTTGACGAAGAGAATCGTGCATGGACTTCAAGCAACTACTACAACGATTGCCAAGCCATCACAATCGAGATTGCTAATGATAATACAGATACATGGACAATCTCATCAAAAGCTTGGAATGCATTGGTAAATCTATGCGTGGATGTATGCAAACGATATGGATTCAGATTGAATTACACTGGTAATGCGAATGGAAGCTTAACTGAACATAGAATGTTTGCAGCTACATCTTGTCCAGGCCCTTATTTACATTCTAAGATGAATCAATTAGCACAAGAAGTAAATGCTAGATTGGATGGTCAAACTGTAGTGCCAACACAACCAAGTACTCCAAACGCTCCAAGTGGTGAGAAGTACTCAGTTAGTACACCTATCTGTACAAATACATTAAGTGTAAATTGCTATGGCACAGGTAAAGTTTATAAAGGTGATTGGAATGGTACAATTGGTAGAGTGATTAAAGGTGCTAAATATCCGTATCGTGTAGATCGTAATGGAGTAGCGATTGGATGGACAAATGACACAGGTATTGATACAGACCCTCATATCCCTGGAGGAACTACTACAAGTACTCCTACAGTATTGAACAGTACACCTTCTGATTTCATCAGAGAAAGTGCAACATTCTATCCAAATACAACTTTGAAGATTAGAAAAGCACCTACAGAAAAAGGAATTGATACAGGATTGTACTATTCTAACGGAATGTCTGTTCGATATGATGGATATGTAAAACGTGAAGGATTCGTTTGGATCAGTTGGATTAGTGCATCTACAGGCGAAAGAAGATGGATGAAAGCTGGTGTATTAAATTCAAATGGATATAACACTAATCCGTATGGAAGATTTGCTTAAAATTTAATAAAATGATTCAAAATATAAAATAATGACACAAAAGTTGAACTATACTATTTTTAATGACTACTTGAGCCTACGTATAATGCGTAGGTTCTTTTTTTATTGATCAAATCATTGGCATAATTTTTTCTTTTTTTTGGCATGATTTTCGGCATAAATTTCTTTAAAAAATAAAATAAATAGAGAATTTGTAGAAAATTTAATACAAATATGAGAATATAAGAATAGCTAGAGACATATATATAATATAGAGAGACTTTTTAATTTTTTTAGAAAAAGTCTATTTTTTTTCGTATAAGAGTATATGAAAATAAACAGGGAAGCTATTTTATGGCATTACCAATTTTCTTCCAATCCCCATCATATTGGATGGCATACCATAAAATCGCTTCCCTGTTTATTTTCATATACTCTTATACGAAAAAAAATAGACTTTTTCTAAAAAAATTAAAAAGTCTCT